TCACCTTCAAGGTCAGCGTATTCTTCTCTTGACATAACATCTGGTGAATAGTCGTAAGACAAATCACGAGCAAGTTTTTCTCGGTCTACATAAGAACCAGGATTGCTTTTCATGATTTCTTCTACACCGCCTGTTCCTTCTATCAAATCATAAACGAATCCCATAGGCAAATCGTAACTTCCTCGCCTACCCATATCACCTGCTTCACCTGCGTAAGCATCTTCAAATTGAGCAACAGCATCTTCCATGTCTGCACCTGTTGTATCAATGTATGCTTGCAATGCTTCAGGGTTGTCGTGTGATTCCATAGTGTTTGCGTAATTGGCTATTGCTTCCATATCGTGATGCAAACTGTCTGGTACACCTTCGCTATCCATGACTGCCCACTCATCACCGTAACCTGCTTCTTGCCATTGTTTAGTTAAACTTTCTAATGCTTCTGGTGCATCTGATGCGTTTACCCATTCACCGACTAATTTACCTTCAGCATATGCGCCTTCGCTACCAAGCCAAACTCGCATTTCTGAATCTGTGCCGTATGGCTTACCACCTTCGCCCGAACCTGTTGCGGGGGCATCTGCACTAGGGGCATTTATTGCTTCAAACACACTATCTAATACTGTTTCGTCTGGTTCTATTCCATTTTTATTTAGATAATCTTTTAGTTCTTGTTTGTCACTAAACATACCTGTCGTATCTTTACCAACGGTACTAAATCCTATCAATTCATCACTAGCATAATAATCGTCTAATTGTTCTTCGGTAAATGGAGTCGTGTCCTCATCGGCTACATCTTCTATTCCCCTAGATAAAATTGCATCTATTTGTGCCATTGATTCGTCATGGGATGCACCCTTACTTTGCATTCCGTCATACATCGCTTGTATAACTTTTGGTGTAAGTTCATCTGAGTCTAAATCTATGTTTAAATCTTTTGCTATGCCCATCACTTCATCGGTAACCTTTCCTCCAAAAGCGTTTCCAATTCTTTCTGCACCAACATCGCCCGAACCTGTGTCAGACTTCTTTGGCTTCTTCTTTGGGTCGTCTTTACTTCCGCCTTTGCCACCTGCACAAGTGTTGCCTGGTTGGAAACCTGCACTACCTTCTTTGCCCGCACCGCAATCACTTGCGTATTTGTTTTTGCGATTAACTGCCAATTTACCGTATGATGTTTTGTACTTACTCATTATTTTTTACCTAGATTGTGTTTGCGTAAACTCTTTGCAAATTCCTTGAATGCCTTATCTGCTTTTTCTGCGTTAGGTGGTTTAGGCATTCCGCCACCAAACAACTGACTCATTATATCGTCCTGCTTTGGCTGACCTTGTTGTGGTTGCCCCATCGCTTGCTGTTGCTCTTGCATCATTTGCTGTTGCTGTGCTTGTTGCGATGAAAGCACTTCTTCGCCTTCTTCTGGCTCGACAACCCCAAGAATCTCCCTTGCCTGGCGCTGTGATACTGAACCGCCTAACTCGACAAATGAACGAACCCCCTCCATAAACTCTCTTGGGTCATTCTTCTCTAATGAGAATTGGAATCGAGGTTGGTAATCAGTATCGCCAAAGTTGTATCTGTGATACTTTCGTGCAAGTTCTTCGGTCAATGTGTCGGCAAGACCAATAGCATCAGTTTCAACAATTCTTCTAAATGTTTCTGCGTGTTGGTCAGCAACAGATGAACCTAGCCCTGTGGCAGTTTGCTCAGTCGTAGCAGTTTGACCAATAATGAGTTCTTTAATCTGACCCGCAAGATATCCCTCAATTAAGTCAGCAAAGATTTTTGCGTTGTTACCATTAACCTCTTTAATGTCCACGCTGTATAAATCTTCTCCACCTGCTTGCTTAGGCACAAGGATGGAAACATCGCCAACTAAGTTCTCCATGATGTCCTGCATGACGGATTGTGCTGATGCGTTGCCGTCTGGATATGTGCCAACTCGGATACCCATTGAATATCTTTCAATCCATGTCATCCAAAATTGCAAGGCGGTCTGCTTCATAACCCACTGAAACCAAACAACATCACGCAAACCACGACCACGATAAACATATTCTGCTTCTTCGGGTACTTCGTAATCTGCGCCTTCGGTGTTGTGCGTGTGAAGAATAACCTGCTCTCGTTCTTCTTCTTCAAGGATGTGCATTAAGCCGTATGGGGCTTGGAATGTTTTACCTTCGTATCGCCTTCCAACATACAAACCCAATTCGCCTTCTTCAGTAAAAGCAATCGAGTCAGAGTGTATTGGCATCCATTCGCCAGGCACAATGTCATCGCCACGAACTTCGGGTGTTAGTTGGACAGTGGAAGCACCGTACCAAACTGCCTCAAGGATACTTTTGAAAAACTCGACAGGTTGTCGTAGGTTGTTACGAATAATCCTTTCAAGTTCTTGCGCTTGCTCAACTTGTGTTTCATCACCTGAATCTTCTGGCACAATCTCCCAATCGAGCAAAGCAACGGATGTCTGCCTTTGAAACAGTGGTGACATGATGTCAGGGTCACGCCTCATCTGCCGTTGCAATGTTCGGTCTTGGCGTAGTGCCATATCTGAACGCCTCAACACTTTCGTGAAGTGACTCATGTAAGACCGTTGCAATTCAACAACAGATGCAAAAGGTGGTTGGAATACTTGTTCTGGTTTTTTAGTGCGGTTCAACGAATCATCGCTTTGTGCAAATCTTCCCTTTGAGTCCCGACTTTGCGTAATCGCATGTTTTCCTCTTTTAGCCATATCCGCATCTTAACCGAAAAAAAACCGATACATCAATCAATTAGACCGATTTACCGATTTGGTGTGTAGTGGTTATTTGTGGTTGTTTGTTAATTACCACTTTACTTTCTTTTTCATACCGTACATGTCACGAACTTTGTTCTTGTCGTTTTCAATTCTTGCTGACTTTAACGGCTGACCCATATTAACCGTAATCTCAATTAAGTCTATGATTGCATCAACAGTATCATCGTGACCGCCAACAGGAAATGTGGTCATCTCATCGTAAACAACTTGAAAGTCATTGCGAATAAATCCATCGGACATAGGGAAGTGTAGTTTGCCCGACTCCACAAATGCTTGGCGTTCCGATGCTCTTGTTATCTTGTCTTTATCACGCCCTAGAGGTCGTATGGGAACGGACGGACAATCTTGCTGTAATTGCTGTACTAGCCCCTTCTGCGCCCCATTTGCCTCTGCTACTGCCTGAGATACATTTGCTCTACGCAATGCTGAACTGACCGTTCTGGCAAAATCAGGGAATGTCGTTCTTTGCCTAATAATGTCTTTAAGCCATATTCCATTGTTTCTATCTTTCCACGCAATAATACACACTGACCAATCTGGGTCGCCATCCAACTTCTTTTCAGTGAAGGCAAAGTCAATGGATGCAATCATCACTCCGTTTTCTTTTTCCCATTCAGGAATCTCTGAGTACATATTGCCCTTAATCCATTCACCGTCAAATACGATTAAGTCACTTGATACAGGTTCTAACTCGTAACTCCTAGCAAAAGCAAATGTGCCAATCTCTTTTTTGATAGTACGCAATTCATCTTCAGTGATTGCTTCATGCCAAGCACTTTTAAAATCAACAACAGGTGCGCGTAGCAACCCGCCTATCTCTGTGTGTGTTCTTCGCCAATCAGCCGTTATGTCGTCTGCGTGATAGCAAGTGCCTACCTTCCATGTCCTTGCAGGTCTGTCTTTTGTAAAGTCACGCATCGGCAACCAATTTGTATTCCAAAACTCTTTGACCTGTTCTCGCAATGCTGATTGTTGAATTGCATTTCTTAAATCGCATATATCGTCAGCAATTAGAATGTCAGCACGACCACCTGCACGACCAAATATTGGCTTTGCCTCAACAGTTGCGTCCCTCTGCCATTTTTTTGTCTTGACTTTAAAGTCTGAGGTTCTCCAGGTATCCATGTCTGGTTCAATCTCAGGAAAAACAACTTTGTACAAATCGCTTTCAAGAATTGATTTAATAAGACCTGTGGTTTTCTTTGCTTCTGTTTCAGATTGCTGTATGTATTTAATTCGCACCGATGGGTCGTTGCCAATTTCCCAAGCGCACCTCATCGTCAGTTGGCTCGTCTTACCATGCCCTCTCGGATACTCACAGTAACAATTATCGTGCATTGTTAAATGCTTTTGCATCCGCTTGTGGATTTCACCTTGAGCAAATCCCATGACACAGTTGGCAAAAACATTTGGCGAACGCCTACATGCCTCTATCAATTCACTGTCGATTATCTGTGTCATCACTTACATAATCGGCTGATTCAACGATTTTCCTGATTCTCTCCCTTGCCTCATCGTCAAACTGAATTGTGGTTTTGGTGTCAGTTTCCAATTTGTCTGGAATCTTGCCGTCAATAATCTGGACAATCATTTCCCAAAACTTTGGATTACCGTTCACAGCATGCTCAATACCCGCCTTAGCAATCGCATCAACTAGAGCATCTCCATCCTCCGACTCTAGCAAATCACGCAACTTTTGGTGAATCGACACACCCTTCGGTCTGCCTTTGGGGTTTCTTACCTCACCCTTTTTTATGGCAAATGAATTGCCTTTTGAGAACTTCCCATCACCGTTTCTATCGCTTTTTTCTTTTGGCATCACAATGTCCCTATGAAACTTTTTTTCATGCCGACCTCCGACCATGAATTTGTCCTTTCACCGTTATTCCACCGTTATTATGAAACGGTAACACAGAATAACATGAAATGACTATTTGTCTTTAGGAATTTCGGGTATTTCGGTAACTGTTGCACCTGATGCAACGGCAAGCATGGCAAACATTGCTCTTGCTGAATCGACCCACGCCTCACGAACAAAGTCGCTTGTTTCGTCCCAATCTTTTATTTCCCCTTCAACTTCTAAGGAGATGCTGTTAGCGAAGGCGATGTAACCCGCAAGAGCCATACCTTCAAGAAGCAACCTATTGGGAGTCGGGAACATAACTCCTTGATGATTAACTCGCTTCGCCAACCGCATTTCCTCAAAACCTCCCTTTCAACCTAACCCTAAAACCCCATTTTCTCACGCATCATTTTGTACAGTGGTGCGCCAATTAGTGCGCCCGCCACAAAGCAGAGGATACTCCACCATGTAGTTCCTAAAAAATCTGCCATTACTGCCAACATAGAATTATCTCCTATTTCTAACTTTCCTCATCGCGTATTCAAATGCAGGGTCACTCGCCCTACGAACCGCAACACTTTCCCTGTATGTTAGTGGATTTGTTTCATCAAGTGCTTTCAAATCTACTTCTGCCGATTGCATCGCTCTCTTGGGAATAAACAATCCCATTGACCAAAATAACTTCTTAACGAATAAACCAATGCCTGTTTGCCAAAGCAAGACAATGACTCCAATAATAATTAACGCAATCGAAAACTGAGATGCGACTCTCAGCCAAGTTGGTGTTGTGTCCTCCACGCCATGCAAATTCGTCCTGATGCTACTCGTTGCTGTAATAATATCGTCTTGCAATCCCACGATTACTTCTGATTTACCTACTATCGCATCATCCGTTGAAGTAACTTTAATTTCTTCAGCAATCAGTTTAGTTTCGTTTGCCTTGCCTGTTATGTAAATAGCACCGTCATCAATCATTGATTTAGGCGATGAGCATGCAACTGCTGTGTAAGCACAACCTGCACCTAATATTATTTTCAACCTATTCCAAAACAAATGGTTATACATAAACAATCCCCATGTAAACAACAATCCCTACCAACACGATAATGGTAAGGATTGCTGAAAGGAAAAAGTATTCTTTTACTTCTTCTTGGATGTTTCTAGCCGATTTAGGCGTTCCTGAAGTTCTTGTAATTTTGCATCGGTTTTCGCTTTGTGCGATGCAACCTTCCAAACAACAGATGCCGTCATTGCTACACCCGCAAGAAAAAGACCTAATGGAATCCATGTCTGTGTGGTCAAGGTATTGCTGTTTGTTGCAGTTGTCAGTGTCGCGAGTCCTATTGCACTCGTCCCGCTTGAGGATACACCGACAACGGCAAGGGTAACTGCTTCGATTGATTTGTCCAACATGATTCACCTAAAGCCCTCCTCCCTGCGACTCCCCTTAGAGTAACAAGGTGGTTAAGATTTTTTTAAATATTTGACACGAATTGTTCATTTGGTTAATTGTGGTTAATTACTTGCTATCTAATTCTTTTACAATTCCGCAACTCTGAAGCGCGTGAGTCGCGTGTTTTTGGATTGTTTCATATGGTTGTTTATCAACGCACATATCAATAATCCTATTTAAAACTGCAATCATAATTAAATTATCTCGATTATTTGACCGACCTTCCTTGTGCATCAAGACAGCAACATCCTCGTCAGTAGACAGTTTGTATTGGCTGACCATTGTGCCTTCAACTTTGAATTTTCTTGATGTTATTGGTGTACCCTCGTAACGAAGTGCGGATATAACTCTTGTCACCTGGTCTACCGTCAAAAACATTTCTTCGGCTAGTTCTTTTCTAGTTAGCCAATCGTCTTTAATTAGTCGCTTTAATTTCTTCTTGTTAAAATCAGTCGTTATTGTTGATTCTATTTTGGGCATAGCACTTCTACTACCTTGTTTTTCTTTACGATGTGCAGGGGCATTTCTGCGTACTTGACCCACAGTTTTTTAATTTTCTTAAAAGATTGTGTTTCAACTCCCTTTACATCAACTGCGTAAAAATCACCGTTCCCTTCTATCACAAAGAAATCTGCTCTGTATCTTGTGTCCTCTCCCAAATCAAATGGCGTTTGCCTTAGCCATAAATATATTTCACCACCATCTTTGAGCGCATCAAGTCGGGAGGCGTACATCGCTTCTGCTTTAGAGTCATATTTTCTTCCCTTGTACTCTGTCGGCTTGGCGTTGTACTTTTGCCTCCGCTTGATGTTTAACCTCATTTATCGAAACCTTCCGTTCTTATTACTTCTAAAGGTCGAAGTGTATCACGCAATTTAGTCATACACAATTCGCAAACATAGGTTGTGTTAAACAATGCAACATTCATCGCGACTCTCTTTTTGCATAATTGACAATATTTACCATTAGTGTTTTCGTCAATATGAGCCATCGTTTAACTCCTCGACCTTGAATGCTATTTCATTAACAACACTACTAACAGGTAACAAATAGCCACGAACAGCAGATGTTTCGCCTCTTGGCGTGTTGTTAAATGATTTTAATTCAGGCGCATTAACAACAATAAAGTTTCTTATGTCCTCGACACGACACCAAAATATTCTTGTGCAGGTTTTGTACACATACCATTCTGCGGTTGTCGCAAGTATGCCTGACTTTTTATTGTTGCACTCTACTTCAATAAAGATGTTGCCTGTCTGGTCGGATTGTCTGTCAGACTTAATCTCAATTCCCATACTTTTCTCAGGAACAAAAATATCGTATGCCTTGTGTTCGCCTTCAATCATAAAAGACTTGGGATACTTTTTCCTTACTTTAGCAAGTATCAATTCTTCGGCTTCCTTGCCGTACTCCAAATCTGTTTCAAAGCCCATACCGCCTCCAATGCGTGTGTTGTGAGTATTAACTATATCGACCATCGTGTTGTTCAAACTAGAATTTGTTAATTCTTCGTAGGACTTATTTGCTTTTGAAAATATGTCGTCTATGTATCTTAAAAAATCAGTCATTAGTTTTTCCTTTCGTTTGTTTAAATCTGTGCCAACGAGATAATGCCGACACAAAATCAGATGCTTCTTTAATATCTCGTATTTCATCTTTATTGACTTCATCTTCATCAACACCTTCGTAGTGCGATTCTGCTGTCCAGACCGCAGTTAATAATGAGTCAATTTTTTTTCTTGTTAGTCGTGGTCTATTCATTTTGTTTTCCTTTTTTTGTTGGCTGTTTACCTGTTAAGCAATCGTGTCTACCGCTTTGCGTCAAACCAAATGCAAGGTCATCAACTAATTCCCATATCCATTTTAGTAATTTCATCTATTGTTCCTTTTGTAAATATTAGTGGTGTGTTTTCTCCAACATATGCACACGCAATGTTGTATTCAAAATATTCTTCTACATCATCTTCTGGCATCCATTCAGACAGTGTTTTAAATATTAGTTCTTTGTCATACACAACAAACTCTTTGTTGGCTTGTGTCGCTGTTCCTATGATTGCCTCATCGAAACCCGCCATTATCTGCAAGTCGTTGGATTTATTGGTTTCACATTTCACCGCTTCTGCAATGTATTCTTTTAGTTTGTGCGCGGGACACTTCTTGCTACCACTCTTGGTTTTAAAAACAGCATCCTCGCCAAACTTGTCTATAAATTCGTACAGTTCTTTTAGTTTCATTGTTTAACCGCCCATGCAGGTAAATCTAAATCCATAACTTCGTTGCTGTACATATTGACATTCTCATTTAACGCAACTTTAAGTTTGTATGACTCCCAATCTTTAATTGCATCCTTGCACATATCCCAACCAATCTTTAATGCTTGAGGCGTGTACTTGTAAACTGCTGTGGCGTATGGCGCAGTATTTTCAATAGCAATGATGTAGGCGTTAGCATGTTCAGGTTCTAAGCCCATTGCATGCGAGTACCAGGCAAGTTGCATGTGATACAGAAAGTTTGCTGACTGCTTGGCAAAACCTTCTGGTGAGGCATCAGCAGTTGTCTTAATGTCAGCAACAGCCATATGCTTAGTAGACATCATGTCTATCTTCGCTTTGCACTCTAGGTTTGAATTGCCGTACACCCAAAACAATTCTTTTTCGTGTTCGTCTAATTCGTTAAGAAGTCTAACTGCTTCGGGGTTTTGTGAAAAACTTAAAGCCATATCCATAGCATGCGCGTATTGGTCAGCAGTAATAATCTCTTTGTCGCCAACCGACTCAACAAACTTTGAGTATGTTTCCTTACCCGCTTTAGTTCGTCTATCGCACTCTGGTGCAACTGCGTATATTTCGTTTACTTTGTCAGGTTCAAGAATCATCGCATGCACTGCTGTTCCCAACTTCATGTTAGGCGTTGCTTGGAATGACACCATTCTTTCAACTGCGTGTGCAGGTGATTGTTTAGAAATTGCTTTTAGCAGTGTTGCGCTAATCGCAGGGTTATCAAAGTAGTTCATTGTTTTTCTCCTTTTCAGTAGTTGATAGAACTATAACAGGTTTAATCCATTTCATGTGTGCGTGTCCACCGTCAGGCATAATAATTATGTGGGCTTTAGGATTATCAATTTCCCAACCATCTTTATGTCTTTGCCTACGCCAATGTCCTCTACGCATATGTGTTTTTCGTTTAGTGTTGTCGCATGAAACACTTTCTCCTGTTGTTGGAACATGGTCTACAACTTGTCGCAAGTTTGTAGGAATAGATATGGTTGATACTGTGCATTTTCTGTTTAACTTTTTAGTGTTATACCCTCTGGTCTTTGTTTCTTTATTATCGACATATTCGGGATAAGACTGCATAATTAAAAGTGCGTTCATAACAAACTCGCTAACTTTAAACCCAACATTGTTGTCGAATCCATCATCACCGTAATCTTGATATTCGTTAGATTGAATAAAGTGTTCTTCTGATGTGTATGTTTCAAGAACCTCTCTAATAGTTTTGTCTGAATCGTCCATTGGGACACAAACTGTTTGTATCGCGTATGAATCCCAATAGAGTGTTATGACGATACGCCTTTCCGTATAAGCCAAAGTGTAATAATCTGTTTTTGAAAAGTGGGCTTGACATTCATCACCTGCATTATAAAAATCAACAAGTATTTGACCGCAGTAATCTCCGTCTGTACTTGTCCAACCACACCCATTGGGCAGTGTTAATAAAAAGGTTGGATACACTTTTTTAATGTCTGTGCCGTAAACACTAGAAGTTGCATCAGTGGCTTTACACGCATCAACAATTTCTTTTGTGGGGTAGAAGTTTCTAAGTCCTGATTGCACCCATCGCTGTATACCCGCTATTTTCCACAACTCTAATTGTGCGCCATTTTCGTTAAACAAATCATGAAACATTTTTTTGTTGTACTTGGCTAAAATACTTTCGACAGGCAAGTGCATGCTCTGCTCGTAATGCGCACCGTTTGTTTTTAACGAAAACAATAATTCTGGATATCCCTTTGGAGGATTTGGCAACAATAGATTTCTAGGTTCTTCTACGCACTCTTTACGAAAATACTTTTGTTCTTTTTCACTTAATGAATTAAAGAACTCTTGAAAGTGTTGGTGCGCACTTTCGTATTTTTTAGGGTCTAATGTAAAATTACTATCGTGTTTTATGTTAGATACTATTCCCATTTTATTTTCCTTTTTTATCTAATTCAATTACATCTTTGATTTTGAAATTATGCAACTCCAATCCATTTTCTTTTGCAACTACTGCAAAAGCATCCCATGAACCAAATCTTTTAACACATTCCAAAACCCTTTTATACATTTTTAAGTCATGGTTTTTACTCCAAAGGGTTCGCTTAGCAACACGCTTGTCTTTTCTAATTTCTTTGGTGTTGCGCCAAACTTGTTTGCGTTCAATTTCTTTAACTTCTTCTCGCCAACTATTACGCTGTCTGGTTAAAGTTTCAATCATAAATTGAAGTTCACCTATGCTCATTTTGTCACTTTCTTTTTCATTCAATTCTAAGTAGTTCATTTTATTTATCCGTATACTATCGTGCCAAGCAGTGCGTACTGCATAACGCAGTCTTGTGTAATTGAGTCGTAGTCCATATTAAATATTTCGTTTGTTCTGCTTGGATGGTTCTTGCAAAACTTTTGAACACCCTCAAAAATCATTTCGTCAGTGACCTCATATCTTTTGAGTTCTCCTGTCGATTCACAAACGATTTCGTCAATAATTATTTTTTCGTCACTTTGATACTCGTATTTGTTTTCTCGTACAAGACCCCAATAACTTATTGCGTTTGTAATTCCGCACATAAAGTATTCCATAAAGTATTTTGGTAGTTCCATTGTTATTTCTATTTTGTTATTCATTTTCTTTTTCCTTTTTGTTTGTGTTTGTTTTAATAGCATCCTTTGCTTGTTGTCTAGCAATTGCTTGTTGTTCTAACCTTTTAGTTATTGAGGGGTGTCTTGGTCGTTTTCCTGTTGTTTTGTTTGTCATATTGTTTTCCTTTTTAAAAATTGTTATGCGCTTATTTTATTTTCTTTGTTGTATGTAAAACCAAGTTCTTGCATGATTTGAACAATGCGCTCATCTTTACCTCCAACACGCCATTGACCAAAACGGTCATATAATCTAAATTTAATTCTGTCGCCATTAACATCATAAAAACTTAAATGTGCTTCAAGGTTGTATCCTTTTTCGTCACAGGCACAGTCGTTAAGATGATTAAAGCCAAAGCATGAAAGCCAACCTGAAATTTCAAGAAAAGCCATAAAGTCTGCGTCAGTAAAATTAGGCAAAACCGAAAGTAAGCAACCGCCATAATTTTCAACATCGGGTACAACCTTAAATGTATTTACGCCCCAAAGCATTTGTGAGAAAGACCTTTGCTTCATGGCGTTAGGACATGGCTTGCATGGGCAAATGTCAAGTGTCCAATTATCTAAGTCATTTAAAGCGTCCCAAGTTTTTTTGTTTTGCGGTGTTTTTAATAAGTCCATGTAATATTCCATTTTCATTTTCCTTTTCGTTTGTTTGTTTAGTCAACTAATAGTTTTAACAATTCTTTTCTATCACTTCCCATTTCAAAAAATGATTGTTCTTCTCTTTCTAATTGTTCTTTAAGTTTTGTTAGTTTTTCTAATCTTTTTGGTGTTGAGTTTTTTTCTTCTAAGTGTTTAATTTCGTCCGCTAAACGCCATTGAACATGTATTGAGTTTTTTATCCTAACATTCATCATTTCTTCTATTCTTTTGATTGTTTCGTTTGTCATTTTCATTTTCCTTTTTGTTATTTTGTTAAACCGTTTCTATTGCAAGACATTCAGCACATTGACAATAATGTTCAATAGGTACTTTGTCGTAATCACACGCGCAACAAACCCAATCTGGTTCTGTGCCTGTATCTTTGTAAAAACATTCTGGACAGTTAATAGTTGGTTTACCACCGATGCCAATAATTTTTGGAATTGCGCCAAATACATTGCATTTACATATGTTGCAAACCCACTCGTGATTAAACCATGCGTTATGGCTATTAGGAAACCAACATCCCGAATTTTTACTTTTTACTAATTCTGCTTTTAATTTCATTTTCATTTTCCTTTTTGTTTGTGTTTGTAATTAGTGTTGGCTGTCCCATATGTGCCTGTTGTTGTACTCCCATTGGGCTTGAATCAAAGCAGTAGATGCCGATTCTTGGCAGTCTGTGCATATGGTGTACCCTTGCCACTCTATGAGTTTTGTGTATTCGTCTTTGCGCCACTCATGCTCACAATCACAACATTCTTCTTCCATATCTAACATTTCACGATTTGCTTCGTCCCAACAATATCCATCGTCTGCTGTGCATTCAATTTCATTTTTGGTTTTTTCATATGGACAACCCTGACCAAGTTCAACACCAATAACTGTTTCAGTCGAAAAGTCATCGTTTGTAAAACCCTGAGCATCACGAAGTTTTCTCCACTTCGTTTCTGCTTCTTCTGAATTTTCTGCGTAAATGTGAAAAGTTGTGCCACCTTTATTTTTCCAACCTTGTGGACATTTGCCTTTACCATCCCAATCGTGATATGCGTAATTTTCACGATATTGTGTGTGTACTTCGTACCATTTCCTATTCATATTATTTTTCTCCTTTTTATTCATATCGGTAGAATACCCTAAAACCTTTGATATGTGTGGAAATTGCTTATATTTGTTGCATTTTTTGCATGGCTTAATAACCCCAAAATAAGCCCATATAAGCCGATTAAAGGGTTCTGTGGGATTGAGCATAGAAATATCCCACAAAACGCCTCATATCGCCTCTGTGTTCCTTATTTGCGAAGTTCTGGATACTTCATCCACACCTTGTACGCCAACCGTCTGGTGATATCGCTCTGAACAAAACCCTGTTCTTCCATTCGCTCTGAATAAATTTCAACCTTCTTCGCATTTTCGTCTGATGCTTCTATGTATCGCTTGACGATTTTCTCATGCTCAAAAACATCATGCGGGAACTTTTCTTCTTTGCCCCTTTCTTTTCCCCATTGAGAACTATCTTCTTCCCAAATGAAATCTTCAATGAGTGTTGAGGGCGTTCGCCAATACTGACCCTTCCCCTCATCTGAATTGTAGTAGTTCGTCAAAGCCGTTTTAACTTTTTCAATATCTAAGCCACCACGAATAACATGATGAATGACTGCTTTAGAAAAACCTCCCCAACCTCTCTGACGGTTTTCAGGAATTGCTCTCCAAATTTCATTAACGATGTGTTTGTTTGAATATTTTTCTGAGGAAGAAATATCAACAGGTTCTTCATTTTCATATTCATTTTCATATTCAAGAGGTGTTGGGACTTTGTTAGATTTCTGTTCATCTTTTGTTCGTTTTCTTGACTTGCCACTTGCGCGACCTGCTTTGGCTTTTGCTTCTCGTATCTTTTCATCATCTACCATTCTGCGTGAGTAAATCACACCTTCTTTGGTTTTTGAAAATACGCCTATAACTTCCATTGCATGTAAACACTCGTCTACATAATGAGCATCTTCGCCAACCATTCTGGATAATTGCTCAGTAGTAACAGGTTCACCATTCCTTAGTGCTAGATATCCTCTGTCAGAACTTTCATACATAAGTGCTAACATGTCAATCCACAAACCTCTTTGTGCAAGTGTTAGCATTCTCACAGCAGGGTCTTTTAACCAATCGCCTGTGTAAAACATTATTGCGGGCATCTTTTGTACTTTTGGCATTTTGCCTCCTTTGTAATTATTTTTGGATAATGTACACAAAATCTCACACAAGTGTTGAAGTTTTGTTATTATCCCTTTTATCGTTCTTTGACATTTGATGCAGGGGCATAGGGATAGAGTAATAGATTGCAACTATTTACTCTTGCACAAACCCTAGCCAACTTCAGGTAACGGTAGTGATGGAGAAGTTCGTTGCGAGATTAAAGATGGACTGTTTTTCTAGATACAACAGCACTGTCGCTTCTTTCTAGCCGTCCCTTGCATCAAGTGCCACAGACGAGTGTTGCGTAGGAAATATTAAGTGATAAATGAAATTGACAATTATGTAAACCACAGGGTTCAGCCCTCGCCACTTGTCATCGCTGTTCTTAGCAATGACTTGTACTCGGCATGCAATTTGTCACACAATGAAGATTTAAAAAGCATATGTAAATATGTTTCTGAAAGAGTACCTCTTGAAGCAAAGGGGACTCTTTTTAAAGTAGAACAATGGTTAGAAGGTAAAACCAATTAACAGACATAGGAGGTATTTATGTCAAAAGAAAAAACTTCTGTTTGGGAAACTCTTTCCCGAATCGACTGCTCTGAACATGTGGAAAAAAAAGGTAGGTTTAATTATTTATCATGGGCATGGGCTTGGTCAATACTTAAAGAAAATTATCCTACCGCAAGTTTTGAATACATTAAAACCGAAAACGGTGGAACAGCGTTTGTCGATGCTGACGGTTATGCTTTTGTTCGTGTGGCTGTTACTGTTGAAGGTCACACTGTTACCGAAGATTTAGCGGTTATGGATAATTACAACAACGATATTCAAAATCCAAAACCCACTCAAATCAACAATGCTTTAAAACGATGCTTTGTAAAAGCAATGGCGTTGCATGGTTTGGGAATAAATGTTTATGCGGGTGAAGATACACTAATGTTTGATAACAATGTCGATGTGGTCGAATTGAGCGATGAAGCCAAGAAAGACATGATTGATGCAATTAAGAAACACATGACTAAAGACCCCAAATGGAAGGGAGTTGTTTTAGATTGGGCAGGTCAAAAAACCGTAACTAAATTTACTAATGAACAACTTATTACAACTTTTGATAGAATCCCTAATGCCAAAAACAAGGAGGCGAAATGACACACGAATTAGCACAAGTTTCAAAAGTAGAACTTTGTAAAGAGAAGGATGGTGCAAACGCGATTAAGGTTTGCTTAAAACGAGATGATGAAAGTTTAGATTGGAAGGAACGGTATTCTCACGACTACATCCGACAGTCTGCCCCATCCTATGTTTTTGATAGGTGGTTTAGCATGCTAGGTTACCAATCATCATCATTTGAAAACTTTTTTAATCAAGATGTGTTTGACCTAATCGGACTTCGCGTTCAAGCAAAATTTGAAAAAGAAGTCGTACAGTTGCAAAATGGTAACTCTTTTGAAAAAATCAAAGTGAGTGATATTAAGCCCGCGCCTGTTGGTGAAATGAAACCCGAAACTCAACCCGAACCTGAACAAAGCATGTATGCAAAATCATCCACGCTAGACGATGACATTCCGTTTTGAGGTGCTATATGGATATGAACTACTACATAACAATAGAAGAAGTCAGCAAGATGTTTTCGGTTGAAAAATCTACTGTGTACCGATGGATTAAAAACAAGTCTGTTCCCGCCCCAATCAAATTAGGTGGAATTAAATGGAATCGTGAAGAATTTATAAAATGGGCGCAAACTAACCACAATGGGGTTATCATACCGTAGGTTTTCATTTACTCCTCTTTCAGTTGATAAGAGGTGTTTTTCCTTTTAGGGAGGCGGACAGTTACCGCCTCTCTTTTTTTATTTTCTGCGAGGCGTTGGAGTAAGTAGTGGTAAAGCAAACACTGCCAATGCGCTAGGTGAGGGTAGTACAGAAACTCCCCAATATCCAATAGAGTCATCGGTATTGTGTTTAAG